CAGACCTACAAAGTCTGGAGCTGGTATGACACGAGCCGGTGTCAAAGCATACCGAAGATTAAATCCCGGCTCTAAATTAAAAACAGCCGTGACTGGTAAAGTGAAGCCAGGATCAAAAGCTGCAAAACGTAGAAAATCGTACTGCGCACGTTCACTAGGTCAGCTCAAAAGAGCATCAGCCAAAACACGTAATGATCCTAATTCAAGAATAAGACAGGCACGGAGAAGATGGAAGTGTTAAATGTCAGATCCAAAAAAAGGAACGGGTAAAAAACCAAAAGGTTCAGGCAGGAGGCTTTACACGGATGAGAATCCTAAAGATACTGTTGGTATTAAGTTTGCGACTCCTACTGATGCTCGTAAAACTGTTGCAAAAGTTAAAAAGATATCTAAACCGTTTGCAAGGAAAATACAAATCTTAACTGTTGGTGAACAGCGTGCTAAAGTTATGGGTAAATCAAAAGTCGCTGCTATATTTAAAAAAGGGAAAGAATCTATTAGAAAGGGTAGAAAAAATGGATGAACTAACAATAATCACAAGACTGCAAAAAGATCTTAAAGAATCCTATCAACAGATTGGTGATGCTATGATTGCAGGTAGTATTGACAATATGGAGAAATACAAATATATGATGGGACAGGCACATGCCTATTTAAAAATATCACAGGATATCTCTAACCTGCTAAATAAGAAGGAGCAACAAGATGCAAAAGGAACAGTCATCAAACTCAACACCAAAGACTAAATCTGCGTTGTTGGATAAATACGAGAAACAAAACGAAGAAGCACATCAAAAAGAAGTAGATGGCTACGAACGTTTAAAGAAAAAAGAATCAGATAAATTACCACAACCAACTGGGTGGAGGATGTTAGTCCTTCCATTTAAAATGCCTGAAAGAACCAAAGGCGGTTTATATTTAGGACAAGAGACTATAGAGAGACAACAAGTAGCTTCTACTTGTGGTCTTGTTTTAGCACAAGGTCCACATTGTTATGATAAGGAAAAATTTCCTGAAGGACCATGGTGCAAAAAAGGAGATTGGGTTATCTTTGCAAGATATGCAGGTAGCCGAATACAAATCGATGGCGGGGAAGTAAGATTGCTAAACGACGATGAGGTATTAGCAACCATCGAAAAACCCGAAGACATACTTCATCAATATTAACATAGAAGGAGTAAACTATGCCAGACACTGAAGAAGTGAAGAAAACAGTTGACCTAGATACTTCAGGTCCTGCAATGGATGTAGACATTCCAGAAAAACTGGATGAAAATGAAATTGTAGAAAAGGAAACTGTTAAAGAAGAACCAACTGTTAGACCGGTGGAAGATGAAAAAATTCCAGAGGATAAAACATTTGAGAATGAAAGAGAAACTAAGTTAGACGAAAAGAAAGACGATACAGAATTGAAAGACTACTCTGATAGTGTACAGAGAAGAATTGCAAAGTTAACTAAGAAATGGAGAGAAGCAGAACGTCAAAAAGACGAAGCTGTTTCTTATGCTCAAAACGTTTTAAAAAAACAAAAAGATGCAGAGAGCAAACTTTCTAAATTACAACCTGACTTTGTAGCTGTAACTGAAGAGAGTATTAATTCAGGCGTAGCCGCAGCACAAGCTAAACTAGCAGCAGCGAGAGAAGCAAATGATCTCAAAGCTGAATCAGAAGCTTTAGCGTCTATATCTGAGTTTGGATATAAAAGAGCTAAACTTGAGGAAACTAAACTTGCTCAAGCACAGTTCGAAAAACAACAAAAGGAAAGACCAGCTCCTGAAATTAACTTACAAAGAAATCAAGTAGCACAAGGAACACCAGATCCTAAAGCAAGCGCGTGGGCAGATAAAAACACGTGGTTTGGACAGGATACTGCTATGACTTACACTGCTTTTGATCTTCATAAGAAGTTAACAGAAGTAGAGGGTTTTGACCCTTCAAGTGACGAGTATTATTCTGAAATAGATAAAAGAATAAGACTTGAATTCCCCCACAAATTTGCTAATAATGTAGATAAGGGAGAAACAATTCGACCGGCTCCGGTACAAACAGTAGCTTCAGCGAAGCGAAGTACCAAATCAGGTCGCAAAACTGTGAGGCTCACACCATCACAGGTCGCAATCGCTAAAAAATTAGGTGTGCCACTTGAAGAATATGCGAAACAATTAAACATCACGAAGGAGGCATAAGCATATGAGCGAAGATAATAAAAGAGCATCCCGTGCGAGTCAGACTAGAGAAAAAGTTTCTCAGAAGAAAAAAGTTTGGACTCCCCCGTCATCATTAGATGCACCCCCTGCGCCAACAGGTTTTAGACATAGATGGCTAAGAGCAGAATCTTTAGGATTCCAGGATACGAAAAATATCCAAGGAAGAATAAGATCAGGATACGAATTAGTGAGAGCTGATGAATATCCAGATTCTGAATATCCAGTTGTCGAAGATGGTAAGTACAAGGGGATGATCGGTGTAGGCGGCCTAGTGCTGGCTAGGGTACCGGAAGAGATTGCGCAGCAACGAAATGAATACTATGCGAAACAACATAGTGACAAAGTTGAAGCAATGGATAACGATCTTTTGAAGGAACAGCACCCAAGCATGCCAATCGATATCGATAGGCAATCGCGTGTGACTTTTGGTGGCTCAAAGAAATCCTAATTAAGAATTCTTAACCACTAGAGGATAAACTAAAATGTTCATAAGGAGGACATAACATGGCAAACAAAGACGCAGCGTTCGGTCTAAGACCGATCGGAAAAGTCGGACAAAATGATGCCAATCAAGGTTTATCCGAGTACAGTGTATCTGCTAGTTCAGCAGCTATATATTTCCAAGACCCTGTGAGAGCAGCGTCTCAAGGAACTATAAGAGTTGCAGCAGCTGGTGAAACATTGATCGGTTCTTTGAACGGAATATTTTTTACCGACGCAAACACAAGTAAGCCTACGTTTGCAAACAATCTGAAAGCTTCTAACACAGCTACAGATATTGTTGCTTTCGTAGCAGATGACCCGTATGAAAGATTCGAAATTCAATCGGACAACACACTTGCCTCAGCGCAAACTGATGTGTTCATGAATTACGACATCTTGTACACAGCAGGTGATTCAGCTAACTACGTTTCAAAAGTAGAATTAGATGACTCAACTGTAAGTACAACTTCAGGTCAGCTAAAAGTAATGGGAGTATCGACTAACATTGACAATAACGATTTAACAACTTCAAACGTTAACTTCGTTGTTACAATTAACGAGCACTTCTACAAAGCCGCGGTAGCGGGAATCTAATAAGGAGATAACAACATGGCAATATCACGAGGACAATTAGTCAAGGAACTCGAGCCGGGTTTGAATGCCTTATTCGGTTTAGAGTATAAACGTTATGAGAATCAGCATGCTGAGATATATGTAACAGAAACTTCAGACAGAGCGTTTGAAGAGGAAGTTATGTTATCAGGTTTTGCAAATGCAGCAGTTAAACCAGAAGGATCTGCAGTAACTTTTGACACAGCTCAAGAGACTTACACAGCTAGATACACTATGGAAACAGTTGCGCTTGCATTCGCGATCACTGAAGAAGCGATCGAGGATAACTTGTATGACAGACTTGCTTCTAGATATACAAAAGCATTAGCTAGATCTATGGCGAACACAAAACAAGTTAAAGCAGTTGATCCATTGATCAATGGTTTCTCTGGAGGTAGCTTTACTTCTGGAGATGGTAGTAACTTATTCGTTACAAACCACCCAACGATCGCTGGAACAGTGTCTAACACTTTAGCAACTCAAGCAGACTTAAACGAAACTTCATTAGAAGATTCGCTAGTACAAATAGCGAAGATGACTGATGAAAGAGGTTTAAAAATTGCAGCAAGAGGAGTGAAAATGATCGTTCCTTCTGAGCTACAATTTACTGCAGAGAGATTGATGAAGTCTCAAGGTAGAACTTCAACAGCTGACAACGATATCAACGCAATCGTTTCTATGGGAATGGTTCCTCAAGGTTACAGAGTGAACAATTTCTTAACTGACACTGATGCGTTCTTCTTAATTACTGACGTACCAAATGGTATGAAGTATTTCGAAAGATCGCCTATCAGAACAGCAATGGAAGGTGATTTCGATACTGGTAACGTAAGATACAAAGCTAGAGAAAGATACAGATTTGGTGTATCTGACTACAGAGGTATCTTCGGAGTATCTGGAGCGTAATCGTAAAAAATTTGAGGCGGGACATAGTTCCGCCTCATTTCAATAATAGAAAGCAAAAATGAAACAAATTCTAGTAAATATCTGGGCTTATGACCATCATGGTAGATTTACTATTATGTCAGAAGATAACCCAGCCTCACTAGAACAAGCTATACTTGACAAACTAGGAGAAAACAGTATAGTTTGGGAAAAGACGGGAATGTATGGCCGTCTTAATAGAATAACCTATGAGGAGGTTATGGATGGAGCAAATGCAAACACATCTGAACGACCTTTACACAAAGAAGAAGGGTCTGGATCTAGAATGGGAGCAGGAGCATCTTAAAGAGGGTAGATATACTCTCAATATGGTTAAGATTGACCGAAGAGTCAGAGAAGTAATTAGCCATATAAAATTAGCAGAAGCTAAAAAAGAGCATCTAGCTAATAAGATCGAAGAAGCTGCACCCCAAGTTTCAGTAGCTACTTAATAAAAAAGCTACATCGTTGAATAAATCGCATTCACATTACAGGCTCTCTTGCACTCTATTAAAATCTAGTATATAAATTAATCACTATACAAATAAGTTCATGTAGACGAGTATAGTCGACGGCCTAAAGACTGCATGGACGTAATTAGGAGGATAATACTATGGCAAATACTACATTTGATGGTCCGGTACGATCACGTGCTGGATTCCAATCAATAGGACCAGGATCAACTGTTGCGTTAACTGCAGCTACAAATTTAACTGTAGCAGCGCACGCAGGCAGAATTCTTACTATGGACCCTGTTGGAACACCTACAGCGATTACTTTACCGTCAATCGTTGGCGGAACTGATTCAGCAACTGCAGGACCAGGAAGAGATCCAAACAACCCAAGCACAATTGGTACAACTTTTGAAATTCTTTTCATTGATGAATTCACTGGAACAATTTCAACTGATGGAACTGATAAGTTTGTAGGTTCAGTAATGATCGGTGTTAATGATGGAGCGAAAAAAGCTTTCGTACCTGCAGCAGCAAACGACGTTGTGAACTTAAATGGTGAAGCTGGAGCTGGTAACGCTACTACAGGTGGCTTAATCGGATCTAGAATTAAGTTTACTGCAACTGCAGAAAACACTTACATGGTTGAAGGTTTACTAATCGGTGATGGCACAATTGCTACGCCTTTTGGTAACTAATAAATAATTAGATGTGGGCCTTCGGGCCCACATAAAATTTTAAGGAGAAAAATATGGCGACATTTGGATCGGCACAAGATTGCGAAAGCACTTATGTAAATACAGAAACATCTACTGTTCAAACAGGTAGAACTAGAGTCTATGGTGTTTACTTAGATAGTGGGTCAGCAGCTGGAGATTTTCATTTAAGAGATGGAAGTTCATCTGGAACACTTAAGTTTAAATGTAAAACACCTGCAAGCGCAGAAGGTATTACAATAACTTTTCCTGCACCTATACTTTGTAAAAGTGGAGTCTATGTTAATTTTACTACTGAACACGTTGTAGCAGCAACTGTCTTTCATAGTGGTGGAAACAATAATTAAGGAGGCTAAGTGGCTTTCTCAGGCACAACTACATTCGAGAAAACTTTCTCGATCGATGATATTATAACTGAGGCTTTTGAAAGATTAGGCTTCTTTGATTACTCTGGTAATGACTTAAAAACAGCAAGACGTTCTTTAAACATAATGTTTCAAGAATGGCAAAACAGAGGTACGCACTTTTGGGAAATTGCTGAAAATACTTTTACATTAGTTTCAGGTCAAAACGAATATACAATTTTTAGATCTACAACTGATGGAACGTCAAGTCCTACAGCCGTTTATGGTGCTTCAGATATTCTTGAAGCTAGTTACAGAACGACAGCTAATGTTGACACGCCTCTTTCAAAAATAAACAGATCTCAATATTCTGCGTTTTCAAATAAAACTGCAACCGGACAACCTTCTCAATATTGGGTCCAAAGATTTATAGATAAAGTTACAATGACTTTGTACTTAACACCTGGAACAACACAGGCAGGGAACTTTATACATTTTTATTATTTAAAAAGAATTCAAGATGCGGGAGATTATACTAACGAAGCAGATATAGTTAACAGATTTGTACCATGTATGTGTGCAGGTTTAGCTTATTATCTGTCTATGAAAAAAGCTCCACAAAGAACACAAGAGTGTAAATTAATTTATGAGGATGAATTAAACAGAGCGCTACAAGAAGATGGTTCACCAGCGAGTGTTTACATTTCACCTAAAACTTATTATCCGGAGATATAATGGCGAAATTTGCAAAAGGTAAATATGCATTAGCAATTTCAGATAGGAGTGGTCAAGCATTCCCTTGGAGACAAATGGTTACTGAATGGAATGGTGCGTTTGTCCATACTTCAGAGTACGAACGTAAACAACCACAGTTAGAACCAAAACCTTTTGTAGCTGATCCACAAGGTTTAGAGCAAGCAAGACCTCAAAACTTTCCACCAAATCAAATTGGTGGTGGTAATATGGTTGCTAGTTTAGTTTTACCTGGTGACTTTGCATTTCAAACTGTTAGTAATGGCAGCATGGTTCCTGATGATCCGGGAGTGATTAATGGTAGAAGACAAGCAATAACAAGATTAGGGAGTGTAACAATTAGTATATCATGACGTACGATGAATTAAAAACAAAGATCAGAGATTACACAGAGGTGTCAAGTACAGTATTAACTGATATTATTGTAAATGGAATTATAGAGGATGCTGAATTTAGAATTTTAAGAGATGTAGATTCTGACAACAATAGAAGATATGCAACAGCTTTACTAGCTACCAATAATAGATTTATTCAAACTCCAGATAATACATTGGTAATTAGATCAGCTCAGATTGTAGATTCTGATGGAACTGCAGCTGCTGACAATAGAGATTTTTTACAATGGAGAGATACTAGTTTTATGTCTGAGTTCAATCCTAAAGGCAGTACAGGGGTCCCAAAATACTATAGCTGGTGGGACAAAAATCATATTGTGGTTGCCCCTACCCCTAATGCTACCTTTACAATTCAGTTAAATTATATCTTGAAAGATCCCGGATTATCTAGTACAAATCCTACTACATACATAAGTTTGAATTTTCCCAACGGACTATTGTATGCATGCCTAGTAGAAGCTTATGGCTTCCTAAAAGGCCCACAAGACCTCTTGCAATTATATGAACAAAAGTATAAACAAGTGGTTGAAGGATTTGCAATTGAGCAAATGGGAAGAAGAAGACGAGATGAATATCAATCAGGTGTTCCTCGAGTCGGAAAATAAGTTAAGGAGAAAAAACTATGGCAATAACACAAGCAATTTGTAATTCATTTAAGAAACAGCTTTTAGAAGCTGACATGAATTTCAAACAAACTGGTGGTGACAAGTTTAAGATAGCTCTTTACTCTTCAACAGCAACTCTAAACTCTGCAACAACTGCTTTTACAGCTTCAAGTGAAGTTGGAAACAGTGGTCAATACACTTCAGGTGGTGGATTACTTGTTAACAATGGAACTTCTATTACTGCAGGTGTAGCAAGAGTTGACTTCGCAGACAGGTCTTTTACTGGAGTGACGTTAACAGCTAGAGGTGCTTTAATCTACAATACATCTTCTGATACAACTAACGCATCAGTTTGTGTTCTAGACTTTGGAGCAGATAAAACAGCTACATCAGGAACGTTCACTATTCAGTTTCCAGCGCCAACTTCAACAGCAGCGATATTAAGAATATCGGGCTAATAGGAGGTAAACTCCTATGGCGAGTAAAATCTATACAGTTACCGTTGCTACCGGTAGTTCATACGGTGGTGGTACAGGTAATGTATATTATTTAGACGGCGTTCGAAATGCGACTGGACCAGGTACAGTAGATTGGGTTACAGGTGCAACACTTCGTTTTGAACAAAGTGATGCATCAAATGATTTTCATCCGTTAATTTTTTCTACAACTACAAGTCGAGATCAAATAATTTCGGCTAACGTAACTTATTATCTTGATGGATCTAGCGATCAAGCAAATTACATAAACACAACTACATTTAATAACGCGACTACGCGGTATGTTGAAATAACTCCGCAGAGTCAAACAGATTTTTATTATCTATGTTATGTGCATGGCATAGGTATGGGTGGAGTCATGAACATGACTCAAGATACTTGGAGTGCATTAGCATGGAACCATGGTCAATGGGGCGATCAAGATAATTCAACTTTACAACTTTCTGGTTTTTCTTTACCGATGGAACTTGGAGATGAATCCTCAACTCCTAGTTCTGGTTGGAGTTCTGCTGAGTGGGGTGATAACTCTTGGGGCAGCACAAACAATTTCTTACAACCAACTGGTTTTTCTTTAACTTCTAACCTTGGAACTTTAGATGCAGTCTTTCCTAGTTCTGGATGGGGCGGTGAATCTTGGAGTGAAGGAAGTTGGGGATCAGTTGGAACTGGAGATCAGATTGTAACTGGATTTGGTTTAGGAGTTGCACTTGGAAACGTAGGACAAACATCAAGTACAGGTTGGGGAAGATCAACTTGGGGCTCTCAAGTATGGAATGGTTTTGCAGATGTAATTCTTTCTGGTCAAGCAATGACCGCAACTGTCGGTGATGAATTAATTAATACTGATATTAACTCTGGTTGGGGTGGTTCTCCATGGGGACATACTGGTTGGGGTGCTTATGGAACTTGTATTTTAACTGGAAATGCTATTTCAACAACGCTTGCTAGCGTAACAATAGATAACGAAATTAATACTGGTTGGGGATCTGACGGTTGGGGCGTTGAAGGATGGGGAGAATCTATTCAAGTAGTTTCTGTTTCAGGTCAAACTATGACAGCCGCAGAAGGTTCTAGCGGAATAGAATTTGATGGAGATTCAAATGTAACAGCTGTTGGTAGATCAATGACAGTAAGTGCTCCTGCAACAGTAGAAGCTTTTGCTGCGTTTGTAGCAGAACCAACTGGTTTCCCTATGGGAATGAGTTTAACATTTGATGTTGCTAACGTTCCTACAACAGGATTTCCATTATCAGCTACTTTAGGAACGGCTATAGGAGATAATATTACATTTGCAGAAGTAAATGCATTCTCTGCTGGATATTGGGGATACAAATCTGCATGGGGTAATTTCGCATGGGGTAATGGACAAACAAATACTCTTGTAATGAGTATGTTAGAAAACTTCTCTGGTGCAGACCCTGCTCCAGATGCTGAAGCTACAGGTCAAGCTATGGCAATTGCTTTAGCTGCTGGCGATACTTTTGATATCAGAGGTGATGCAAATATAGCTCCATTAGCTGCTATGGGTTGGAGTGATGCAACTTGGGGCGAATCTAGATGGGGTAATGGTTTATATAGACCAGATACTGATGATATTTTCCCATTGACAGCATCTTTAGGAACAGCTACTTTAGATGCTAATACTATTGTTGATCTAACAGGGGTCACTTTACAAACTGTTCAATTAGGATCAGTTACAGTTACTGGAGAAGGTAACGTAATTCCTACTGGAAATAGCTTGACAATAGCTCAAGGTACAGGTACAAATGTACTGATTTGGAATGCAGTCGATACAGGTTCAGCGCCAACGACACCTCCAGGATGGCAGGAAGTTCCTACAAATGCTGCTTAAAATTAGTGTTTGACACTATTTAAAATAATTTATAATATACTAAGAATTGGAGATAAAAAATGGCGAACTCTACATCGGCAAACCTAAAACTTACAGTCCAAGCAACTGGGGAAAACTCGGGAACTTGGGGACAGATAACTAATACAAACTTATTAATTCTAGAACAAGCAATTGGTGGATTTCAATCAGTTGCAATTACTTCTGGAGCAACTTTAACTTTTTCTAACGGTGCTTTATCAAATGGTAAAAACGCTGTATTAAAATTAGTTGGAACAATCGGAGGAGCAGTTAACGTAACTATCCCTGATTCAATCGAAAAAACTTTTATAGTTGATAACGCAACTACTGGTGCTTACACAGTAACTTTCAAAACTACTTCAGGATCTGGAGTAACTTGGGCAGCTGCTGACAAAGGCACTAAAATGGTTTATTCAGATGGAACAAATGTTGTTGATACAGCATTTACAGATTTATCATCTGACTTCTCACCACAACTTTCAGCAGACCTAGATGCAAATGGTAAGAACATTACTATTGACACTAACACAGGTATTATTGATGAAAATGGAAATGAACAAATTAAATTTTCAACAACTGGATCTGCAGTTAACGAGTTTACAGTAGCTAACGCAGCTACAGGTAATGCTCCAGCAGTTTCTGTAACTGGTGGCGATACTAACATTGACTTAAACCTTACACCAAAAGGAACGGGTAGAGCGACTTTCAATGGTCAAGGTAAAATTCAAAGTATTGCAGAAAAAGTTACGACTGAAGCAACAGCTGCTACAGGAACAATCAACTACGATGTTCTTACTCAAGCAGTTTGGAATTTTACATCCAACGCAGCAGCTAACTGGACATTAAATATTAGAGGTGATGGATCAAACTCATTAGACTCAATCATGGACACTGGAGAATCAATTACTATAGCGCATTTAGTTACGCAAGGATCAACTCCTTACTACAATAGTGCAGTCACTATTGATGGTTCTTCTGTTACTCCTGAATACCAAGGTGGATCAGCTCCATCTTCTGGTAATGCTAGTTCTATAGATGTTTATTCATACACAGTTATTAAAACTGGTTCAGCGACGTTTACAGTTTTAGCGTCTCAAACACAGTTTGCGTAATAAATTAGGAGGAGAAAGAGAATGCCAATAATTGCAAGTATCGGAGCAGGATCCGCAAGAGGACTAGGTTTTACATCTGGTTCAGCGGAAGCTGATTTTGATTATTTAGTTTTAGCCGGCGGCGGTGGCGGAGGAGTTTCGCCCGGAGGCGGCGGCGGAGCGGGAGGCCACAGAACTTCTTTTCCAGGAGGAACTAAAACAACTATTAAATCCGGACAAACAATTACAGTTGGAGGTGGCGGTAATGGCGGCTACGTTCCAGCGGGATACATTCCAGGAACTCGAGGCGGACTTTCTTCATCAGGAGATATTGAGTCTACAGGAGGAGGAGCAGCAGTTTCAGACCGAGCAGGCACAGATCCTTCAGGTCCTCCAAATGGAGACGTTTACGGAGACGGCGGATCTGGTGGGGGAACACCTCACAGAGGTGGTGCCGCAGGTACAGGAAATAAAGGAGGATATACTCCTTCAGAAGGAAATCCAGGAGGAACATCAGGAGATTCAAACTTCCAAGGTTCTGGTGGTGGAGGAGCTTCAACAGCGGGCACTCCAAACACAACAGGGACTGGCGGAAGCGGTTCTCCAGGAGGAAATGGAGTTTCTAATTCAATCAACGGATCAGCAGTAACTAGAGCCGGCGGTGGCGGCGGTGGAAATTATAATCCAGGCGGTGCCGGATCAGGCGGCCCAGGTGGCGGCGGAAATGGTGGAAACACTCAAGGAAATAACGGAACAGCTGGATCAGACGGCCTTGGCGGCGGCGGAGGCGGAGCTGGTTATAACAACGGCGCACAATCTGGTTTTGATGGTGGAAATGGTAAAGTTATTTTAAGAATTGCAGCTTCTGCTGCACCAGGAGGAATGGCTGTTTCACCAGGAGACAACACTATTGCAGATGATGGATCTGACAAAGTATTAACATTTAACGTAACGGGGACTTTAAGTTTATAATGGCTTATTTTTGTAAATTAACTGAAGAAGGAATAGTAGAGAATGTTATCGTAGTAAGTGATAGCGACGCTCAAAACGAAGCTCAAGGAGTTCAATTTCTTACAAGACTATATGGTGGTCATCCATATTGGAAAAAATGTGATAGAAATACAAGAGATGGTGTTCATTACGAGCCAAATTCAAACACACCTTCTGCAGATCAAAGTCAAGCTTTAAGATGGAACTATCCAGGGATTGATTGGAAATACGACGCTGAATTAGATGCGTTTATTCCACCAAAACCATATCCTAGTTGGACTTTTAATTCAGCAACTAGAGGCTGGGATTCTCCTCAACCTCATCCTACTTATGACCCAGAAAACCCTGTAGTTTATCAGTGGAACGAATCCACTCAAACTTGGGACGCAATATAATCTAGACTTTTATTTTAATTTAAGTTATAGCTACCTTATAAAGGTAGAATATGTTTAACTTAAAAAATATTTACTGGGCCTATTGGGGTGCCAGTGGTTTGACTAAAAAAATTTGTAATGAAATAATAAAACAAGGATTATTTCAACGAAGGGAAATGGGTATAACAGGTGGCAATACCTATCCTAAAAATAAAAAAGAATTAAAAAAACAACAAAAAATTAGAAACTCTGAGATTAGTTGGATAAATCAATTTTGGGTATATAAAGAAATAAGACCTTTTATAGAAGCATCAAATAAAGCTGCTGGTTGGAATTATCAATATGATTCTTTTGAAAAATGTCAGTTTACTATCTATGATTCTTCTAAAGGTAAACAACACTATGATTGGCATACCGATAATAAACCAGGTGAAGAAAGTAAAACGTGTAGAAAAATATCTACAAGTATTCTTTTAAATGATCCTTCAGAATATGAAGGCGGAGAATTATTGTTTAGATCTTATGTTCCCCCTTATGATAACGTTCCTAAAATAATACATACCAAAGAGATTATGCGACAAGGAACTGTTATAACCTTTCCATCTTTTGTTATGCATAAGGTAAGCCCTGTCACAAAAGGAATAAGATACAGTTTAGTTATTTGGCACAGAGGAGATAATTTTAAATGAAAAAGAATTACACTATTTTAAGAAAAATAATATCACCAGAAAAAGCAGAGTTTTTAAAAAATTATTATTTAAATAAAAGAAAAGTTAGTAGACTTTATTTTGACACTGCTTTTATATCTCAGTTTAATAAAGAATACGGAATATGGAATGATCCTCAATGTATGGGTGCTTGGTCCAACTATGGAGATATAGCAGGAGATACATTGTTAGAAGAATTACAGCCAATCGTTGAAAAATTTTTTAAGAAAAAACTATATCCAACTTATTCTTATGTAAGAGTTTATGAAAAAGGTCATTTATTAGCAAGACACAAAGATAGAGAAAGCTGTGAGCTATCAACTACTTTAAATTTAGGAGGCACTGAGTGGCCTATTTACATAGATGAAAATCCTAAATCTGGTTTTTGGATTACAAAAGATTCTAAAGTAAAAGGAAATATAAGTATTAAAAAAGAAAACGATTATTATTCAGAGTTTAACAAAGGTAAAAAAGTTATTTTAAAACCTGGAGATATGTTGGTTTATCAGGGTGATAAGAACGAACATTGGCGAGAGCCTCTATCTCACGGAATGTGTGTTCAAATATTTTTACACTATGTTGATCAAACAGGTAAATTTCAAAAAAATATCTATGATAACAGACCTATGTTAGGAGTAGATAGTTCATTACAAAGAAAGGAGGATTAATATGAATAATATCGGTGCACCAGTTGCAGAAAAAGGACCAAACGATCTAGAAGCTACTATAGAAAAACAAAGATGTAAAATAGAAGAACTAGAATCCGTTATAAAATCAGAGGTTATGTATAATAAATATTTTAAACAAACCGTTAAAAGTGCAGAAATTCAGTTAGAGTTGTTAGCTAAACTAAACAAAGATTTAATTGAAGAGAACGCTAGACTAAAACTTTTGGTACAAAAATGAATATAGAAGCAAATTTTTATTATCTTGGACCATTATTATATCGAACTAAAGTTTTTAATGAGGACTTAATAAAAATATTTAAGTTAAATCAAAGAAGTAAAAAGCTTGATCACAGAAGTAGATTAGCTGGACATATTAAAAAAGAACATACTTTTGAAGATTTAGATAAACTTAGAAAAATTTTAGATCCTTATCTATTGTCCTTTAATTCAGTTTATCAAGAATGGTACGGTGATAGAATAAAACCCTATAAGATAGAATCTGCTTGGATAAATTCTATGGTAGCGGGTGAATACAACCCTGTTCATTGTCATGTAAACTGTAATTGGTCAGCTGTAATGTTTTTAAAAATACCCGATAAACTAAAACGGGAACAAGAAAAACACATAGGCACTGCATCTAAACCAGGTAGTATAAGTTTTTTAGCAGGGCCTGTTGTAGAAAATTATATTAATTTTAAAACTTTTACTCCGCAAAATGGAGACTTATTTATATTTCCTAAAAATTTATATCATTTTGTTGAACCATTTAAATCAAAAGGAGAAAGGATATCGTTAGCCTTTAATTTAGAATATGAAGATAATAGATAATTTTATAGATCAAGAATCATTCAATATATTACAAAAGACTATGATTGGAGATGACAATCAATTTGCTTGGTATCACTCTCATTATAAAAATTTTAAAGGAGATGGTATGTCTCAATTCATACACATGTTTTTTATGCCTTACACTTATCAAAGTAATTTTCATCCTTTGATACATCCTATACTAGATAAGTTACAGGCGACAGCTTTGATAAGAATTAAAGCTAATCTTACAATGAAAACTCCAAAACCTCATACCTGTCATTTTCATGTAGATGTTGCAGAAAACTATAAACATTCAAAAACTGCTGTGTTTTATGTAAATACTAATAATGGTTATACGTTATTTAAAAAAGGAAAAAAGAAAGTTGCTAGCGTTGCAAATAGAATAGTTATCTTTGATGCCAAAGAAGAACACACAACTGTTACTCAAACAGATACCAATATTAGAGTGGTTATTAATTTAAATTTTTTTAATTAATGTCAATTTATTTTAAGCAAAGTAAAAATTTTATGACGGAGAATAATATTAAGTTTATAGAGAAAACCGTTTTAAATGATAACTTTCCATATTTTTTTAATTCTAATACATTAACAAACAAAGACGATGCTTTTTTTAGTCACCAAGTATTGCAAAGATTAGAACTATCTCCTAATTATACCCCTGTTAATTCAGAAGCTTTTGCACCTACCATAGATATTCTTAACAACTTTGTTAATTCAATATCTGAAAAAGTAAATTTTTATACACGAATTTCCTATAACATGACTTTTAATAATGGGTATGAAAAAAGCGGAACGCATATAGATCATGAATATCCACACAAACAAATAATAATTTATTTAAACGATGCAGATAAAAAATCAAAAACCTGTATAGTGGATGAAAAAGATAAAGTAATTAAAAGCATTAGCCCTGAAAAATATAAAGGTATATGCTTTGATGCTCAACGTCATTTTAATTATAATCCTGCAACCAAACATAGATTGATACTAGTAGCTACATTTATATGATAAATAACTTTATAGAAAAATATACGATTGATAAAAAAATTTGTAGAGGACTGATAGAGTTATTTGAAAATAACTCTGATAAACATAACCGGGGTATATTAAATTCCAGAAGAGCAGACTCTGTTAAAAAATCTACCGATATTAGTATTCCTAGTAATTATAATAAAAGTAAATACTTCACTGATTATTTAAAAGAACTAACCAAAGCATTAAATAAATATCAAAAAAAATATATTTATAGTGATAAACATCAATGCATGTATGGTATATGTGAAAACATAAACATACAAAAATATAAACCAAAAGAAGGTTTTTATATTTGGCATCATGAAAACGATGGAACTTTTGAAAGTAAAAATAGACATCTGGTATTTATGACTTATTTAAATGATGTGAAGAATGGTGGTACAGCATTTTTATATCAAAATAAAAAATTTCAAGCTAAAACAGGATCTACATTAATATGGCCTGCAACGTGGACACATACTCATAAAGGAGTTATTTCTAAGACACAAACTAAATATATTATTACCGGGTGGTATAGTTATTATAACAATGATAAAGCATAATTTATTTCCAACTCTTATAACTGAAACAAATAATTTTCTATCTAGTATTCAATGCAATGATATATACAAGTATATTGTTAATAATAAAAAACTATTAAATAAACACCCTGCTATTACTACAGATCAATCAGGGTCTAGTCATTCTTCTATATCTAATTTTTTAATGCAGGTTCAAGGAGATGTACCTTCATGCTATAATATTATCAATACAATCTTAGATACAAGTAAAGATTATTTAAAGACCTCATCTTTTAGTGCAAAGAATAGGTTAGACAATTCGTGGTTTAATATTCAAACTAAAGACTCTATGTTAAAAGAACATACACATCCTTTATCTGTTTTATCTGGAGTAATTTTTATTAAGTCAGATAAAAACTCTAGCAAAGTTTATTTTGAAAATCCTAATCCTTTTTTAAAGATAACTTCATTTAATGAAGGTAATAATCCTCACAGTTCTAAATCGTTTTCTTTTGTAGCAACCCCAGGCACAATGTTATTATTCCCTGCTTGGTTAACTCATGGCTCAAATAACGTAGCAAATAAAAGTAAAGAAAGAATTGTGTTAAGCTTTAATATTGTGTGACTTTTTTAAATAAATTAAAAGACAAAAAATTTGCATCTCAGAGTCAGAGAAAAAAAGAACTGTGGGATGTCGAAGGTATATTACATAATCAAAATTTAAAGTTTGATTTACGACCTTTAAAAAATAATGGTAAACAAGGATCTTTCAAAACTCAGGCTGACAAGATTGTTTATGATATAAAAGATCAATATATTATTGTGGATGTACCCGAGCTTCATACATATTTAAAAGAGAAAAAGCTAAAAAAGGTAGTCTTGGAGGAGTTGATCTCTGCCCTGGAGTGGAATATAATACTACCAAAAATATAAAAACTCTATATAATACGGGAGTTATGCTACAGAAACTTAATTTTAAACCCGGATTTAATAAACAAGCTACAGATTCAGGGGCAGAAGGCCAATGGGTTGACGGCGATTTTGTTAGATTTAGATATGGATTACCAGAAAAAATAGGTGGTTGGGAACAATTAACAGTAAGTCAAGAAACATTACCAGGAGCAGCTAGAGCTCAACATGCATTTACCAGTTTTGGTGGTGAAAAATATGTAGCGATTGGAACATCTCAAGGTTTATTTTTATACTACGACGAAGCCTTTTATGACATTACCCCATTAGATTCTCAACTCGTTGGGGCGGCTACTTTTGATACCGTCAATGGATCAGCTGAAGTAACTGTTAATTTTAGTGGTCATGGATTAGAAGTAGGAAGATATATTACTTTTGATACCATGAGTGTGACTCCAGGTGGTTTTAGCTCGGCTCTAACATTTACCGAAAAAGCTTTTGAGATTAGAGATGTTACAACCAACACTTTTAAAATTACAACTCCTATAGCCGCTGGAGCTGGAGCAACAACTTCTACAGGGTCTGCAACTATTAAGCCGTATGTCACGGTGGGTCCAACATTTCAAACTAGAGGTTATGGTTGGAGCACATATCTTTGGGGTGATTCTACATGGGGAACGTCTCGAACAGTAAGTAACGTTATTCTAGATCCAGGCATCTGGAGCCTTGATAACTTTGGAGAAGTATTAGTTGCAACTATTTTTAACGGAAAAACTTTTACTTGGGACGCAGGTGCATCTGCACCTAGAGGAAACAGGGCCTCTCAAACTACAACAAATTTTCAAACAACCAATAATCCTACAGCTAGCAGATTAACTTTGGTATCTGATAGAGATAGACACTTATTTCATTTTGGAACTGAAACAACTATCGGAGATTCAACTACACAAGATCCGATGTTTGTAAGATTTTCTAATCAAGAAGATTTAAATACTTATGCACCAACAGCTACTAACACTGCAGGGTCGTTTAGACTAGACACAGGAAACAAGATTGTAGCTGCTATACAAGGTAAAGATTATGTATTTTGTATAACAGATCAAGCTGCTTATGTTATTCAATTCGTTGGTCCACCATTTACTTTTTCTGTAAGACAGGTTGGTACTAATTGTGGATGTATTAGTCCTAAAGGTGTATCGTATGCAAACGGAGCTGTGTGGTGGATGTCAGCTGAAGGAGGATTCTTTGTCTTCGATGGTACAGTTAAATCATTACCATGTTTAGTTGAGGACTTTGTATTTAGTACAGATGGAGATAATTTAGGAATAAACTATGGAGCATCTGATATTGTTTATTCATCACCTAACGCTTTATACACAGAGATAAATTGGTTCTATCCTAAATCTGGATCTGAACAAATTGATAGATGTGTAACTTATAATTATTCTGAAAACGTATTTACAACTTCTTCATTGGATAGATCAAGCTATCAAGATCAAGGTGTATATTCTGAACCCTACGCAACAGATTATAATTCTACAGATACACCTGTATTTTCTGACATTAATGGTCTAACAAATCGGTTTGGTGCATCAATATATTATTGTCATGAAAAAGGAGACGATCAAGTAAATAGCTCTGGTACTACATCTATTAATGCATTTATTAAATCTGGAGACTGGGACATTACATCGAGAAGAAGTGCACTAGGACAGATGACAGGGGTAGCAGACTATAGAGGAGATGGTGAGTTCTTTATGTCAGTAAAAAGATTTATACCTGATTTTAAATATTTACGTGGTAATTCTACGGTTACATTGTTTTTAAATGACTATCCAGATAATGCTCCTGTAGGATCTCCACTTGGGCCCTTTACAATAACTAAAACCACTGATAAGATAGATACAAGAGCTAGAGGAAGACTAGTAGCTATTCAAATAGCCAATACATCTACAGGCGAGTCTTGGAGATATGGAACCTTTAGACTTGATGCACAACCAGATGGAAGAAGATAATGAGTGTAGATAAAAAAATATCATATGAAAAAGATAAACCTGCAGTGCAAGGTGGTGTAGAAAATTATCTGGGTAGACAACCAGAAGTTCAAGCTCCAAGAAAATGGAAATCATCTCCTGATAAACCAGAAACAGAATTAGCTTATATTACAAAAGCAGAAAAAGATTTAATTTTAAAAGCAAACATACACGGTGGATTAGAAAAGGGACCTAATATGGGTCCATCTGGAATTATGTCATTAGATAGTTTTGGTGATATAGGTGGAGCAGGTGCAGCTGGGGTAGATACAGCAGCTAGTGGTGAAGCTATGGCAGGCAGGGGTTTTTCTGGTAAAGGACCAAATGAAACACAATCTGCATTTGATGCAAGAAAAAGAAATCAAAGAGAAATTTTACAAAAAGCTGAACAACGACAAGCTGAAAGATTAGGTTATAGAGAACGTAAAAACATATCTGATTTTAAATCTAGAAAACCAATGGCAAAGTTTGGCATGAATATATTAAGTGGTCTTATGTCATTAATTAATCCAGCTCTTGGTTTATTCACAAGAGGTATAAATTTTTTTGGAGACAAGCTTCAAGACCTTAGAGGTTATAATCCTGATGGAACTCCTAGAACTCAAGCAGAGTATGAAAAAGCTAGACTAGATAGACAATTAACTAATAGATTAGATAATTTATATGATCGAAAACTTTCAGGTAAAAATTACAGTCAAAAAAATATTGACATGTTAGAAGCAATGGGTGTTACGACATCAAAAGGTAATATTAAATCAGCTATTGAAAGAGATATTATAAACGAGCCAGAGATGCCACTGTTTTCAAAAACTTATATATCAAGTTTAGCTCAACCTAAGGTCAATACAATAGTACCACCAGCGAAGCCTTCAATAAAAGAAGGTATTCAAACTATTGATGTAGGAATTAATGACCCTGCATTTGATAATCAGTTGATAGCAGATGCTAGTTATGATCAACAAAAAAATGTGTTAGAAAATATTCTTAATACCGAAGACACTGGTGTAGGTGAGTTTATAGAAGACAAAGAACAAAAAGATAAAAGACAACAAGAATTGTTAAATGAAATAATGACAGGATAATGGCTAAAGTTACAGCATACATACCAGAGCCTAAACCTGAATACGATGCAGAAAATCAAAGGCAGGTTTTAGAAGCTTTAAATACTTTGCAACAACAACTTAATTTTTCTTTTCAACAAGATTTAAAAAACGAACAAGAGACATTTAATTATTTTTTAACATGAGTATATTTTATAAAAACCAAGGTTTTAAACAATCTGACACAGCTAAAGCTACTGTGCTTACTTGTCCTACCGATGGGGCAATTATAGTTAAAAGTATATATTGTGCAAACAATGATGCATCATCATCTATCGTAGTAAATATGAATTTTGTTGACTCATCTGATTCTAGTACTGAGTACGAATTTTTTCGAGATGATGTGCCAGCTAAGTCGCAAGTAAATGCTTCACCTCAGGGCTTGAATTTAGAAGCAGGAGATGCTATAACTGTACAAGCAGCTACAGGCAGTAATAAGATACAAGGCCTGATAAGTTATGCGCTTATAAACAGAGAGAATGAAAACGGATAATGTATATAAAATAGATTGCACTACGATAACTACGTGGCGTAATACTAAAACTGGTGAAGTATTTAAAGAAAAGAAAGAAGGAACTGATATAGTTCAAGATGTAACTGTACAAGTTTCTCCGAAAGGCTTAGACATAATGCAGAAAGTAATGAATCAAAAAAATGATAAACCAAAAACCTAACGGCGGAACTGAATTACAATTCGACTATTTATCAAAATACGTTGATGCAAAATTATTAAGTGAAGTACAGATCTGTACATCTGTGCCAGAAAAAATTCCATTACATCCTACAAAAGTAAATATCTTATGGCAAAAAAATTCTTACGATCAAAGTAATTTATATCCATGGTTTAAAGATAAATCTAATCATGACAAGTATGACTGGTATGTATTTAATAGTCATTGGACTTATGAAAAATTTAGAAATCATTTTGATATACCTACACATAAATCTGTAGTAATTAAAAATGGTATAGATAAGATTGGTAAATCAGCACCCTATCAACAAGGTCAACCTATAAAAATTATTCATCAAAACACACCGTGGCGAGGATTGTCAGTATTATTAGGAGCTATGCAACTAATAAAAAATCCTTTGATAAGTTTAGATGTGTATTCGTCTTGTGAGATATACGGAAAAGATTTTTATGAAAGAAACGATCATAACTATAAAGAATTATATAAACAAGCAGAACAATTAGATAACGTAAATTACATTGGGTACAAACCAAATGGATTTATAAAAGATCACATGCATACGTATAACATGTATGTTTATCCAAGTATTTTTGAGGAGACATTTTGCATATCACTATTGGAAGCAATGGCTGCAGGGTTGTATTGTATTACAACTAATTATGGCGCTCTGTTCGAAACAGGAGCAGAGTTTCCAATGTATATACCTTATGAAAAAGATTATAGATTACTAGCTAAAAAATTTGCATACGGTATAGAAGCTGCTGCTAATAGTTTACATGAAGAACAAATACATAATCATTTAGAATGTCAATCTGCATATGCACAAACATACTACGGTTGGAATAAAATTGGTACATCTTGGAAAAGATTTTTGGAAGGAGCGGTAAATGCAAAAAAGTCCTAAAGCGCAAGGCGCAAACAATGAACCCATCTGGTTTGATAAGCCACCTAAAAACGGGGACACCGAAATTACCACGATCAATATTGGAACGACATCTCCCTACAAAATAATGGTATGTACACCTGTGCATAGCGATGTGTCTATGCATTACTGTCAAGCAGTTTTAAAATTTCAACAAGACTGCATGCAAAGAAAAATACTAGTTAGTTATACTTTGATGAAATCATCTTTGGTTACACAAGGTAGAAACTTGTGTGTAGCCGAAATGCTTAACCACCCTGATCATTACACACATTTATTATTTATAGATTCAGATATAGACTTTCAGTCTAAAACTATTTTTACAATGTTAGAAAAAGATAAGGATGTTATTGGTTGTCCTTATCCTATGAAAACATTTGATTGGGACAAAGCTTGGAGACGAATGACTACAAAACATAGAGCTGTTAACGACAAAGATGACCTAGCAAAAGCTGGATATACATTTCCTTTAAAAGTAGAAGATCCTACAAAAATACAAGTAGAGGATGGAGTAGCAGAAGTAACTCATGCTCCTACAGGCTGTATGTTAATTAAAAGAGAAGTCATAGAAAAGATGATAAAACACTATCCTGAATTAGAAATATATCAGCCAACCATAATTAATGGTAATACAGAAAAAAAAGACAATATGTTCAATCTTTTTGATACTCTTCATGACCCAAAAACTAAAAGATACTTTGGTGAAGATTTTGGATTCTGTCAAAGATGGTCAGACATGGGTGGTAAAATACACGTGTATTTAAAAGATTATATCACACACATTGGTGAATACTCTTATTGTGGTAGATTTTGGGACGACTTGTATCAAGGAAGTCAACCTCTCAAAGGTATTGACGATAGCAAAAAAATCAAATAAAGTGTGATATTTCAGGATAAGTAGGCCTGCCTTTCAAATACAAATGAGACTAAATTATGGCAATAACAGAGACTATACAAGCAAAAGAATTCACAGCAGGCGCACCAGATATAACATTAAAGGGTGATCTAAGACCTAATCAAATGATGGCTTCAGGGCCAGACATGACAGATTCAATAAATGAATTAGCATTACAGTTATTTGGTAAAGAACTAAGACTTTTAACAGAAGAAGAATTGGATATATTAAGAGATGAAGCTGAAAGACTTACACAAAAGTATATGGCATCAGGAGGCAGAGCACAATACGGTTTAGGTAGTATTGTAAAATCTATAGGTAAAGCTGTTAAAGGTGCTGTCAAAGGTGTAGCTAAAGGTGTAAAAAGTTTTGCTAGATCAGATTTAGGTAAAGCTGCTTTGTTGGGTGCAGGTATTTATGGATTAGGTGGTGGTTTTGGTACTGGTTTTAAATTAGGCAACTTACCCGGTGCTAGTTTATTTTCTGGAATGAGTGCTAAAGGCAAAGGCACATTAGCTTCATTTGCAATAGGATCATTAGGATCAGCTGTATTATCAGCAGCAGAAGCAGGTGGATTAGATACCAGCGATCCAAACGCTGAAGTAGATTTAGAATCATTAACTGGTTATTTAACTAAAGGATATAAAAACTTAAATCCTAATGCTACAGACGAAGAAGTATTTCAGTTTGTACAAGAGAACACAGCAGAATATAGAGCTATGGGTGGACGTATAGGTTATTCAGATGGGACTCCTTCCTTTGAAGAATACATGCGAGAGCGAAAAGGTATAGAGCAAAAGATGAATATGGAACGACTCTATAAAGAATATTTAGAAGACCTGCGTAGAAAAAAAGTAGCTGAAGAAAAGACTATGGCAGCTACAGGTGGACGTATAGGTTATGCTATGGGTACCGATGAAAAAGTAACCATGGCAGCAGGCATCGAGGGCCTACCAGTAAGACAAAATAAAGCTGGCGTAAAAGAACTAGATCTAAGAGAAACAGGTGGATTTATTCAACCTGTTGGTATAAAAGAGAAGGCTGACGACATCCCTGCGATGCTTTCAAATAATGAATTTGTATTCACTGCTGATGCTGTAAGAGCAGCAGGTGGTGGAGATGTTGATAAAGGTGCTCAACTTATGTATGACACCATGAAAAAATTAGAGAGTAAGGTAGTATAATGGCAACAGAAACAGTAACACAAACAACCCGAGCCGCACCTTTTATAGAAGCTGCCGGTAAAACTTATTTAGATGATCTACAAAAAGCCATTGGTGGTTTTAAGACAGCTGATTTATCACAAGTTTATGGTCCACAATTTACAGCCGGTCTTGGTGCGTTAACACAAGATGCAATTAGTAGAGCAAGTGGTCTTGGATCTTTTCAACCTTTTTTACAAACAGCTGCTGGTCTTGCTCCAAAAACAGGAGCTGAATTACAAAGTTTAGTTCAAGGTTTTAAATCGCCTTATCAACAAGATGTAATTGATGCAACACTAGCTGAGTTTGATGTACAAGCTGCGAAAGGTTTACCTGGTATTGCAGCTCAAGCTGTATCAAGAGGTGTTCTTGGTGGTGGTAGAGAAGGTGTACAAAGAGCAGAGTATCAAGCAACAAGCGACAGGAACCGAGCAGCATTACTTGCACAATTAAATCAACAAGGATTTAGTCAAGCGCAAACAGCTTTAAATCAAGCTCTAACTAATCAATTAGGTTTAGCTAGATTATCTCCACAGTTGGCTGGTCAAGAAATTACTGGTTTAACTACACTAGGTGGATTACAACAAGCACAGACACAAGCAGGTTTAACAGCTCAGCAACAGTTAGCTCAGAGACAGTTAGAGCAACCGTTGACTGCAGCTCAACAATACGGATCTGGTGTAACACAATTAATAGCTGGTTATCCTGGTCAAAGAGTTCAAGATCAAGTCGTAGTTCCAAGCACGGCTCAAACAGCATTAGGAGCAGGAGCTACATTAGCAGGAATATATAGGGCGTTTAGTTAATGAAAATTTTTAGAAGACCAATGTTTAGAAAAGGTGGTGAAGCCATGACAGGTATTATGGAAAACATTGCACCTAGACAAAATTATGATGAAGGAAAAAGCGTTTACGATGAAGCGGATGCTATCATTACTGAACGAATGGGACCTGTTCAAAAGGGCGATCCACTTACAGATTTTTTATTAACGTATGGACCATCTCTTGCTGCCAGTAATTTACCTGGTGGAACTATGAGAAACATAGTTGCTGCAGCAGACAGACCAGTTGCTAATCTTTTAGCTCAGAGAAAGGCTGCCATGGAGAGAGAAGAAGCAAGAAAGCTAGCTGGTATTCAGTTAGGTGAAAGCATGGCTGAGAGAAAATTAAAAAGAGACATAGCTGAAATGAAGGCTGAAGACTCTGTTAATTTACTTCCAACATTCTTAGATCTATACGAAGGTAATTTAACACTAGCTCAAAACAGAAACAACTATGAAAAAAGTGGATTACAAACTAGAGCTAAAAATACTTTTGGTAAAAACTTTGCAGGTCTAGTTGGTGGTGACAGGCATGGAGATATCGAATCTAAAACTTTTAAAAATAAAAAGAACGTAGGTAAAATATATTATGACATTGAAGATGGTCAATTTAAACAAGTTAGAAAAACACCAGATGGTTTTGGCATAAAAATTATTGATATAAATACATATGATGCTGAAGCAGAGGAAGCTAAAAAAGTTCCAGCAGAAACTTATCCAGGAGAGTTTAGTGAAAACCCAGGATATAGAAGACCACCAAAAGAAGGATTTATTATCAAAGAAAAAGAAGCGTTTGATATAGACGATCCTTCAGCATAGGAGGATAAATGGCAGAAGAATTTCTACCTCTAACACAAACAGAAAGAGACAACGATACATCTTGGTACACATCTGTAGCCGCAGGTATTGCATCAGGTATAATTAAAGTACCTGAAGGAGTTTTTTCATTAGCAGCAGAACTTATTGATCTCGGTGCAGATACAAATCTTGCAGCAGATGTAGATAGATTTTTTGATAATTTAAATCCATTCGAAGAAGTAGCAGAAGAAAACGCATTAGGAAGACTTACTGAAGCATTAATTCAAGTAGGAGTTCCAGGTACAATAGGATTCAAAGCAGCTAATAAACTTGCAAGAAACATGACAGCAAGAGCAATACGAGCTAAACGTACAAATGCTTTTGCTAGTTTTAAAAACAAAGCAGATAGAGCTAAGTTAAGTAGTGCATTAGATAAAGCAAAAGAATTAAATACAAAAGCAAAGTATCCAAGATTTGCTGTAGGTATTATGGGAGGTGCAGCCGGTGAAGCTTTTGTTGCTGATGTAGAAAAGATAGGAACGTTTGGAGATATGTTCGAAGGTGGTCCTACACAACTAGATCGAGACGAAAGTTATGGTAGAGAAGATGCTGCTAGAAGATTAGCTAATAGATTAAAGTTTGGAGCGGAGTCTATTGCATTTACACCTTTTGTTTATGGTGTGGGTAAGAGCGCCAAGCTTCTGGCATCAAGAGGCAAAGATCTAGCTTATAGCGATTCTAGATTTGCAAGATGGTTAGACAAATACGTTAGAGCTCCCTTCAGTCCTAGAGGCGGACTAACAGAAGAATTATTTGATGAAGAAAAAGTTAAACAAGCATTACAAGCTTCGGATCAAAACAGAGCTAAAGAGATTGTAGATAACATTACAAAAGAAGTAGATAGCTTTTATCCAGATGCAGAAAATCTTATTGGTAAAGCAGGTAAGGCGGAAAAAACAAAATTTTTAACAGGGCTCAACGAAGCTTTATTTAGTGGTAATATAAGAAAACCTTTAAACAAAGATGCACTAGATGATTTGATTGATCAGTTTGATAACTTAAATGTATCTGCAGAAAGCAAAGGTAATTTAATTGGTGGTATCAATAATGCCAGAGAAGAGTTTGTAAAACTAATCGATATACTAGATGCAAATGCTCAAGGAACTAAGCTAAACAAAGGTGTTTCAGAGCTACAAACGTTATTAAAAGACAGAGTTTCTAACTGGATAGGTGGTACGTACAGAATATTTGAAGAACCAAGAAAAGGTTTCTTTACAATCTTTAATAGATATACGCCAACAGATGAAGCAAAAGAATCAGCCATAAGATTTTTTAGAGAACAGATAGCAAAAGAAGCTGGTGATACAGGTTTTGATGTAGCAACCAGTGATAAATATTTTAGAGAAGCTAAGGTACAAGTTGAAAGTTTGTTAAACGCTGTTCGAAACAAAGGTAAACCTAAAGCTCTTGGTTTTAACGATTATATAAATAAAACTATGGAAGGTAGACCAGGTTCAGATTTTGTAAAACAAGTTATAGATGACACTGCATTACCACCAAAAGAAATTAGAGAATTACTTGGTGAGGTAACAGATCCAAGATATTCTGTTTACAATGCCATAACAAACTTATCTGCTGTAGCACGAACAACAGCTTATCTATCAAGTGTAGTTGCAAAAAACGATGAGATACAAAAAGCAGGAGGCAGAGGTTTTTTCTGGGCTAGTGAGGAAGCAGGAGAACAAGCATTAAGATCTAATACCACAGGTATAAGAATGGTGCCAGTGGATGATATTGTAAAAGAACTACCTGGATCAGGTAAGTTTATTAACCCTGCAGCTGGTAAATTCACAACAGTTGAAATAGCAGAAGCTTTAAAAAATGCAAACAACATAGCAGGTGGCCTTCAAGGTTTTGTAAGAGGCGAAGGTAAAGAAGGAGCAGAAGCTGTCGTTAGTTGGATGTATAGAAATTTATTATTATTTCCAAAAGGAGTATCACAATTAGCTAAGACAGTGTTTTCTATACCTACACACTTACGTAATATGTTTAGTGCGTTTGGTTTTGCCGGTGCTAACGGTACGTTATTTGACCCTGAGTTTTATACAAACGCATTTAAAGAAGGTATTGAGACATCAGGTCTATTAAAAGCTGGTGCACCTAGTGCTAAAGCACAAGAAGCTTACAGAGAGTTATTAGAACTAGGAGTTGTAAACTCACAGGTACAGATAGCAGATTTAAAAGCTTTATTAACAGATGTAAGATTAGGTCAACAAGTTGCAAACATAGATACAACAGTTAGTCCTCTTATGAATACCATGAGAAAGATAAGAGACTTTGCTCAAGGTAAGTATGTTGCTGAGGATGATACATTTAAGATTGCAAACTATGTGGTTGAATTAAAAAGATTAAAAAATTACAGAGCAAACGGTAGACCTGTAAATAGAAATGTAATTAATTTACCTGAATCAGAACTAAATATAAAATTTAACAGAGCAAGACAAAATGGATTCAAAGGAACTTACGATGAATTCTTAGATGACTTTGCATTAAAAACAGAAGCAGCTAATATAGTTAAGAACACAGTGCCTAATTATGCGTTCGTCGGTTCTGCTGTAAGAACAGCAAGACTATTACCTATTGGTAACTTCATGTCGTTTCCATCTGAAATGATTAGAACAACTACAAACATTGTTGAACAAGGTCTAAATGAAATGAGACACATACCGGCTCCAGGCATCAGGATTAAAGGAAGTAATATAGGTTCAACAGTCACAGAAGTATTAGAAGATGGAACAGAAAGAGTTGTTAAAAACAATGCTATGACAACAGGTAGATATAAGACAGGTCTTACAAGATTATTAGGAATGGCAACATTTACTACAGGTGTACCAATAGCTTTAACTGAAGGAGCTATGGCTTTATACGATGTAACACAAGATGAAATGGATGCACTGCGAAGATTCGTACCTGAGTGGTCAAAAAATTCTACATTGATACCTATCAAAGATGAAGATGGTGAATTAAGATATATAGATTTTAGTCACAGTAATGCATACGATATAATTGGTAGACCATTAAGAACTGTAGTTAATCAAATACAAGAGGGTGAGTTAACAGAAGAACAACTGCTTACAGGTTTTGTAAATGGTATTACAGAAGCCAGCGCAGAAATAATGAATCCATTTATTGCTGAATCTATTTGGACAGAAGCAACAGCAGATTTAATTGTTAGAGGTGGTAGAACTGCAGATGGTAGACAGTTATACACAGAACAAACATCAGCTGGTGATAAAGCTGCAATAAGATTTTTACATTTAGGAAATGCATTAGCGCCATCCTACAAACAATATATAAGACTAGTTCAAGCAGCTACAGAAACTCCTACAAAAAGAGGGGACATATTAGATGTTGGTCCAGAGATAGCAGGGTTTATGGGACTACGTCCTATCAAAGTAGATCCACTATCATCAATGGGATTTAAAATTGCAAACTATCAAAGAGGAATTAGAAATGCACGAAGAGAATTTACGGGTGGTTATTTTGGATTATTAAAAGGTGGACCAGTAGAAGTAAACGATATCATAACTAGATTTGCAAAATCTAACAATGCTAGATTTGGCGTTATGCAAGAAATGAAAAAAGATATTAACGCTGCAGAAACTTTAGGTGTGGGCACTAATCAGTTATATAACGAGTTTACTGAAAGACAAATTTCAGACAGAAGTTTTTACGATTTAAGAACAGGTAGATTTGATCCATACTTCCCATCAGAAGATATTGAAGAAAGATTTAGAGAAATAGCTAGAAGTTTAGGTGGAGTTAATCCATACGTAGTAGCAAGACCTATACTTAGAAGAATGCAATCAGATATGAGAAACGTATCTTTAGATTCACCATTATTATTTTCTACAGAGTTACCACAATTTAGTGAGGGAGGAGTTGTAGAAACATCTGCTCCGTTAAACTTAGAAGATTATTTAATACCAGATATACCTACACCACCTATTCCAGGGAATGTAGCCTCTGCTAATCCAAATCCACAGGTAATACAAACTGCACAACAACAGCCCACTATGACAGAACAGGGGTTGACAGCTTCTGAAAAAGCGTATTTATCTCAAGAAGAACAACAAATTTTATTAAAACAAAGAGGACTAATAACATAATGCCAGCAGGTGATAAATTAAAACCAAAGAGTACTAGAGAACACTTATTATCTATATACGGATATATTACAGGTATCAAAAAAGATATGAAACATATGCACGAAGGTATTCACG